GATGGTGGTTTGTTGTGTGTTCATTTGCTACTTCTTCGCGAAAAGTAGGAAAAAGAAGGCATGGGGTCAATACCTTATTTGGGAAAAAGTTGCTTTTTTTCTTACCTAGTGCGAAAGTCCCGCATGCCCAATGATCCGTGTGTAAAAAAATCTATCTCGATGCCTGAGAGTTACTATCGACTCGCGAATATCCGCATCGAACAAGAGCGCTTGAAAGGCCTCACCGAATACGTTCAAATGCTGATCCGCAACGACACCACTCACCTGGTGGCCGTGGTAAAGCCAATCGCGGCAACAAAAGAAAAACCCGCGTCCGCAAAGAAAGCGCCGAAGTTCAAAGTTGCTGGTGCCAATACGATCAATCCGTCCGAGATTTCCGATGGTGGGCCATCAACTCTCCAGAAGGGGAAATCCCGCAGGACTGGATAGGAAAAGTGATCGACCTTTCCGCGCACCCTGACTCTGACCCCGACATGATGGGGGGGGGGGGGGGGGGAGTGTGTTTTTTTCTATTCCTTTCGCTTTCGTTTTTTTTTCTCTCCAAACCCCTGTTTTTTTTTTGCATGGTTGGTGCGGGGGGGTGGCGAGATGGCCTCGCTCGGCCATGCCAGCGCCCACTTCGGCCGGAGTTGGTAGTGGGGCTCGTCGTTAAATTTCCAGCGGCCTCCCCACTCGAATCCGAGGGATTCGCCTAGGGGTCCGATCTCGCGATAGAATGGGTGGTCGCCGTGGTAGGTCTTGCCGTCTTTGGAAAATACGGCGACATCGAGAGCCAGTGAGTAGTTGTGCATGGAGGCCCCACCGCTGGAATTTGTTACCCTAGGGCCGGGCGCGGTGCGGCCTTTAGCGTAGAGGGCGTCTTGCTCGGCCCATGTGCGGAGGCCACAGATGCACTTGACGTCTAGGTTGAGCGGCGCGGCAAGCTTTTTGGCTGCGAGGATAAATGAGGCGGCGCGGGCGTACACATCCGGATGCAGAGTGGAGAGGTTGCGCTCGGATCTTTCGTCTAGGTTCATTTGATCATTTGTCGCGGAGGAGTTTGGCTTCGCCGTATTTCTGCCATGCAAAGGCCATGCCGTTGTCGCCGGGCGATTCTGGTGGCGTGTGGGGAATGTATTTTGCGGAGAGAGCGAGCTGGAGGTTGCCGAGCTCGCCGATGCGGTCGCCGAATGGAGGGATGGGCACGTTGACGCAGGAGGTCAGGAATGCCATGCCCAGAAAGACGAAGGACAAGAGGACCATCAACAGCGCGATCCGGCGGGCGTTCATTTGCCTTTGCGGAGGACGTTGATGATGCCGACTAAACCGAGCCCGGTCGCCACGATTTGGTTCTGGATCTCTGGCTCGAGGTGCACGCCTGCCGCTGTGGCTAGCAGGATGAGCCCACGCCACGTTGAGTTCTGTGACAGCGAATCTATGATTTTAAGTAGGATGACCATACTATTGGGGGCGGGTGTCAAGTTTGCGCTCGACTCGCTCGATGACGGATCTGGCGCTGGCAATGACTGAGAGCATTTCGGAGTTGGCTGTTTTGAGGTGCTCCACAAACTCCTCTGTCTGTTTGTCCATGCGGGTTTGCAGCACGTCGAGGCGTCCGGTGAAGTAACGAAAAAGGGTGAATACGGCGGCGAGGCCGATGACGAGCAGGCAGACGAAGAGCCAGCGGTCGCTTTGACCGCTGGCGTAGTTCGTCAGATCGAGGATTTCCTTTTGCATTAGCTGTTAGCCTGGGCGATGAGATTTCCGACGATGGCCGTTGTGGCCACATTGGCGAGGCGGTCCGTGTTGAGTGCCGAGACTTTTGCAAGCTCCACAGCCAACTCTGATCGGACGGCGCTGGCATTTGCGGCTGCGGTCGGTGCTGTTGGGATGCTGTCGATCTTTCCGCCGACGCGCTCGAGATCGGCGCGGACTGCCGCGACGAGCGAGACTTCGGAGAGGTTCTGGTTTCCGATGGCGCCGACGATGGCGTTAAGGACCGCTTGCCCGTCTGCTTCGTTGAGGAGGCTGCCCTCGACTGCGGTGGCGATCTGTGCGGTGGTCGGGGCGGCGCTGTATGCCGAGCTTGCGAGTCTGCTTGATACGCTGGCGTCGAGATTGACGAGCTTTGTTGAGTTGCTGTCCATTTCCTGCCGGATGGCTGTGACCGTTGGCGCGGCACTTGGGGCTGTGTAATCAGCGGCAGCGAGTCTGGATGAGATGTTTTGATCCACTCGACCAAGCTCAGCCGAAAGCTCGGTGCGGACCTGGCTGGCGATGGCGATGGCGGTGGGGACCGTTGGCGCGTTGGTCAATGTGGTCGCGGTATCGACGAGTCCGCCGGTGATGGTGCGCGTTGCCGCGCCCCAGACTGCCGAGGCCACGGCGGCGGGATCAAGGACTGCCGTGCCAGTGCCGGACCCTACAGGGACTCCCAGACTAACTGACCCTGCGGCTGGGACGGCGCATGTGCCTGTCAGATTTCCGCTCGCGTAGACCGTGCCGCTGCGGACATCGCTTGGGACGGCTTGTCCGAGCGTGTTGTCGGCGGTGAACATATCGACATAGCCCCCGCTGCCGTTTAGTGCGAATCTGACTTTTGCTAATGTTGGAGTCGTGTTTAAAATAATTCTAGGAGCAGACACGGGTATTAAGCCATCAATCGCATGAATAAATGATCCACTTACGCGAACGGTAGCACTCGTAGAAGATACTGCATTTATGTTTGTTGCCGTTACATTTCCAATTATCGTGACAAGTCCCGTGCTAGTGTTCCACACCCCTTGAGCAGCCGTTCCCCCTGTAACATTGCCGATGATGTTTATTGCGCCGACAGAACTATTATTTATTCCGTAGCTTCCCCCTCCAGTTCCACCTACCAAGTTCCCCGTAAGATTAACGACTCCACCCGCGCTGTTGGTAAGCAACGGCGTTGATCCTCCTGCCCCAGATGCGGTGCAGTTGCCAGTTATAGTCAATGTGCCTGTGCTATTATTTGCAAAAGCGCGACCAGTATGCGTTCCAGCCGAAGTAACGATTAACGTGCCTGTGCTATTATTTGATACCCCAATAGCCGAACCTGTCACCGTCCCAACTATTGTCGCTGAGTTTGGCGAAGCTCCTGCATAATTTACGCAATTTGCCGAGCTGGCACTAACTGCGGAAGTTAATGTGACTCCATTGCTCATCGTAAACGATCCGTTTGCTGCCGCTGTTCCGCCCCCGACAAACGTCCCAGCATTTGCGGCATTTGTGACCAATGCGACATCCGCATCTATATCCACCGTGACCGTAAATGTATTTGAATATATGGAATGTCCAGCACCATTCGGAGGGACTGCACCGCCAGCCCATGTTGCTCCTGCACTCCAGAGTCCAGTTGCGATTGCGCGATAGTTTGCCATAACTTAAAGTCCTTTCGCGGTGATGTAGGTTTGGAGGGCGGCTTGGATCGCGCCCACGGCTTGCTGGGTGGCTTCGTCGCTTCCTGCCAGTGATCCGAGAGCGATGCCGATGGCGGCAGAGTCGGCGGTGATGACCTCGCCGTTTTCGATGCGGGTCGGGACAAGCCGCATGGCGACATTGGCGTCCGAAGTACCATCGCCGTTATACTTGCCGGTGATGGCCAAGTTGAGAGAAAATTTCGCGTAGGGTTTGCCGTCGATTTGGAGTGGGTTGGTAGCGTTCATGGTGTTTGGATTTTTGGGTTAGGAGTAAGAAAGGGATGTGCGGTTGCTCCACGCGCCGGTGGCGCTGGCTTCGGCGGTGACTTCGCCAGCGGCGTCGGTGGTGGTGCGGGAGATGTCCCAGAGGGCCGAGTCGTAGATGCTGCCGCTGTTTGGGAAGTCGGCGTAGGCGAGTTTGCCGTAGAAGAGATTTGATCCGATGATGTCGAAGACTTCGACTTTGTCGGGCACGGGACGAGTGCCGATGCGGAAGACGGTGCCGCTTGCGTCTTTCGAGTATAGGCAATGGTCGGCGAGGTTTTGGACTAGCTCTCCGACTGCGAGATCGCCAGCGAGTGGGATCTTGCCAAGGACGGAGGATTTTTTGGGTATGATTTGTGTGGCCATGTGGCTTGTTTATTTCGCGGTGGAGACCCCCGCGTGGCGAGGCGCTATGGAGCGCCCCGCCGGGGTTGGTTGGCTGGGTTAGTAGGTGCCGCCGTCGATGCTGGCCTCGAGGCTGTCCAGGCGTGCGTCGAGTGCGTCGTCTGCACTTGCGCGGGCTGTTGCCTCACTTGTGATGTTGGTCTGTAGGCTGGTGTCAGCACTGGCGCGGGTTGTCGCTTCAGCGGTGATGTTGCTTTGCAG